ATTGACGACATGGAACTTAGATTAAAAGTTCTTGAAGCAAACTCAGGTACTAAAATTATTAGACAAAAGAAGGAATTGAAATGAACTGGTTAATATCACGATTAAAAGAAAGAACATCGTTAGATGGGGCTGTACTAATTGCTACTGGTATTGCAATGATTTTAGTACCAGTAGACTTAATTGCATACGCTGCAATTTTTTATGGTGCTTGGACTATTTGGAAAGCCGAATAAAATTACAACTTAGCAGCTATCAATGCTAGAATTATTACTAATAGCATGATGGCTGCACCAAACCCAAAACCGTATAAGAAGTACATTTGTAATAGAGACAAAGCTTAAACTCCGTGGTTGGTGCGGGTAAAGGGACTCGAACCCCCAAAACTTGCGTCTACCAATTCCGCCATACCCGCTTATACTGCTGTTGCTAATTTATCCATATCGAAGTTTACACTTACTCCACATCCGCACGATGATTGGGCGTTAGGATTTCTTATCTCAAAATTTGAACCAACTATGCTTTTAACATAATCGATCTCTGTGCCTGCTAAAAACATTAAACTGTGAGCACCAACTACTAAACTACCTTGATCACACGCAATTACAAAGTCGAGTGCTTCAATTTGGTCTGCTTGTACAGTACCCCAGTCATATTCAAAGCCGGCACAGCCGCCTCCTTTAAGATTTAAGCTAATCGCGTAACATTCATTTTCATGGCATAATTTGCCAATTTGATGATTAGCTGCTGGCGTTACTGTACAAATACTCATAGATGAATGCTCCTTCTTGTAGTATTATTTATAGTTGCACTGATATTCTTATTTATCCTTGCCCGCGGTATTTCTTCATTGACCGCTTCCTAGATTTATTCATAGAAGAAGTTTTCAAATTACGAAATCCTTGAGAAGTCTTCTTATAAGTTTTTAGTTTAACAGGTGCTCCAGCAACTTTAGCCATTAATTTTCTCCTATGGTTTTTTCAATGTTTTTAGCAACAAAATTCTGCTGCTTAGTCTTTTTCTTACTCATACAAACCACCATCTATATATTCCAAGTATATCTATAAAAATAAAAAACCCGTTTTGAGTAGCCATTGCCCAGTCTTTATGTTTAACAAAGTAAAAACTTAATAAAACATGTCCAACAAAAAACAATAAGAACCCAAAACGGGATATCTCAATATTAAGAGATAGTAAGGTGCCTGCTGATAAAAATATAAATGTTGCGATCCACTTCATAATATAATACTTTGTAATAAAATTGGTCATCAGTCTGGGAATCGAACCCAGCCACTCCTGTGATATGACGCCTTGATATCTATAGAAGTTAGCAAACCTGCGCTGATGAATAAGATATTAGCTTCGTTACTGTCTTGCCTCGTGAGCTTCCTAGCCAATTCACTAATATCTTATATATCTAATATAATACACTTTTTACTAAATGTCAACCTTTTTTTTCAAATATAGTTAGTCCAGGCGGCTGATATCCGGGTGGATACATTTCTGCCCGAGTTTGTCCTCGACTAAAATAGTAAGGATCTAAGTTTAGCTGTTCGGCCTGGTAATCTGCTATTTCTTTTGCGCGGCAAGTAGTTACGTTATAACTACCTTTGCTGGTGCCGCCAATTCGAATCTGCCAACGAGGTTCGCCAGCAGTATCGGTTGTTTCATGCACTGTATAATCATTACGAATTTTTGGCATTGTATTCTTTCTTTGTTGCTATTATTTATTATAGTATATTAAAGAACAGTTGTTAACCTTTTTTTCGTTACATATAAGGATTAATTACAACATCATCTTCGCCCTCAATTGTAGTAATTTCAGGAATATATTCTTTCATCATTATTTCAATGCCTTGCTTAAGGGTTGCGGCAGCTCCTGCGCATCCTGCACAAGCTCCACTCATTTGTAGTTTAAGTACTCCATTTGCATAGCTGATAAAATTAACTTCGCCGCCGTGGCTCGCAACTGCTGGAGCAACAAGCCGCTTAAGCAAGTCATGGATTTGTTCAATTATTTCTACTTCAGTTCGATCAGTCATGTTATATTCCTATGGTATTTTTACTTCTAAATTGTATTGATCGATACACATATCTTCGATAGTTTTAGTAAGTGTAGCATAATCACTTAGTGTGTCGACTACACTAGCCACGGCGTCACCTTCTCGGCGCCCACTAACAATACGGTTAATCTTCTTACCGGTAACCTTCTCCATAGTGTCTAGAACCTCAATAACACTGAATCCTGTATTACTACCAAGGCATTCGTATGGAGTGTTTGTAGGGCCGTTCTCAACAGCTTTTACTATAGCTGAAGCAAGATCCACAACATGAATATAATCGCGTATGCAAGTACCATCGCGAGTAGGATAATCAGTGCCGTATATATTAATCTCGGCAAATTTACCAGCAGCAGCCATAGCAGCAATGCGAATAAGATGAGAGGGAGTGCCAAGTTGCCTATTAACGCCGTCAGTACCAGATACGTTAAAAAAGCGAAAAATAGTGTGCCCATTTGCTTTTTCCTTGATAATATCTTCAGCAGCTACTTTGCTGCGGGCATATGGCGAAGCCATTTCCCAAGCACTTGAAGTACTAGCAAAGATAAAATTATCGGTTTTAATATTATCAAGCATGTTTGCAGTACCAATAGCATTAACACGATAATATTCTGTAGGTTCTTTTAAAGATTGCGGCACAACACTTCTACCAGCTAAATGAACCACTGCATCATATGTTCCCATTCCATGCGTTCCGCGCCTGTCAGTAATATCTAAATTTTCAAACGTATCTAGATACATACTCACGTCATTATGTTCGCAGTGGATATTTGTATCCCAACCTTCTACATAATGACCGTGTTCTTTCAAAAGTTTGCATACATGACTACCAATATAGCCTGTTGCACCCGTTACTAAAACTTTACTCATTCGTGTGGTTCTCCTGTAATCGTTAGTTATATTATATGCTATATTTAGCCATTTGTCAACATATAAATAACACGTAACATGAAATTTTTATTAATCATATTTACAGCACTTGTGCTTGCTTCGTGTAGCGAAAAGGAAGAGAAAAGTTCCTATTCGCGCAGCCGTGCAGTACCACAAACCCTCGCACATAAAGCTTACTATTATCACGGCCTCGGCGAAGTTAAAGATCGCGAGCTCATTAAAAGTATAATGGGCATCGACCCAGTCACAGTACAGTGGTGTGCAGCCTTTGTAAATATGATTCTACTAGAAAATCTCTATCCAACATCTGAATCTGTTAGTGACTATTACCTAACCGCTAGAAGTTTCTTAACGTATGGGCAAGAGGTTAAAGATCCTCGACAAGGCGACATTATCGTTTTTCCAAGAGGGGACCAAGGATGGCAAGGTCACGTTGGTTTCTATGTAAGCACTACTATAAAAAACAATACAGAGTACTATAATATTATAGGTGGAAACCAAGGTGACTCTGTATCAATAAAACCGTTCTTATCTAGTTCAGCGCTAAGTATCAGACGAGTTAACTAGTTTTGGTGCTCACGGAGGGACTCGAACCCTCAAGCCCTAAGGGCGACACATTTTAAGTGTGTTGTGTATACCATTCCACCACGCGAGCTAAATTTGGTGTCTCATTATTTTTGAAATTTAAGTGTATGTTTTTTACCTTCGTTATAAAATGTAACTGTACTGTGACTGTATAATTTGCGTCGAGTTTCTTCATAGCGTGTTTCAACTTGACACTGGCGTTGTATAGTCGAAAGGCTGCCGTTACCGCCACCTAAGATTGCACCAGTGATAGCACCAACTCCTGTCATTGCAGTTTTGCCATCGCCGTTGCCAAATTGATTACCTAGTACTCCGCCAAGTATACCTCCAAAGATAGCACCGTCAGTATTTTTCTTGCCAGGTACAGTTACGTCCTTACACACTTCAATGCTATATGGGTTTTGTTCAATCACTTCTTTATAATGATCTTGGACCGTTTCCGCAAACACAGGTCCTGTGAGTGTTGTAAGTAATATTACTGCTAAGAATTTTATTTTCATATCCATGATTTCTATTTCTTTCCCATTAATTTTTCTTTCATAGCAGCTAGCTCTGCACTTTTTGCCTCGCGTTCGTCGTTTTTAGCAGTGAGTTTAGCAATTGCATCCCAGTCAGGTTCTACTTTTGGTCTCTGTGGTTCTGTTACAGAGTTGTTGATACTGGGAGCTGGCATATCTTCAAAAGATTCAATTCCGAGGTCAAGGCGTTTTCTCAGAGCAGCGATCCTAGCTCGTAAATTAGCTACAATTTGTTCTCTATCATCCATTTACTTTGATCGCCACTTTTATTCCTTAATATTGGTGGTCCCTATTGGATTCGAACCAATGGCCTGCCGCTTAGAAGGCGGCTGCTCTATCCGCTGAGCTAAGGAACCTAAACTTTCCACCACGCGAGCTAAATTTGGTGTCTCATTATTTTTGAAATTTAAGTGTATGTTTTTTACCTTCGTTATAAAATGTAACTGTACTGTGACTGTATAATTTGCGTCGAGTTTCTTCATAGCGTGTTTCAACTTGACACTGGCGTTGTATAGTCGAAAGGCTGCCGTTACCGCCACCTAAGATTGCACCAGTGATAGCACCAACTCCTGTCATTGCAGTTTTGCCATCGCCGTTGCCAAATTGATTACCTAGTACTCCGCCAAGTATACCTCCAAAGATAGCACCGTCAGTATTTTTCTTGCCAGGTACAGTTACGTCCTTACACACTTCAATGCTATATGGGTTTTGTTCAATCACTTCTTTATAATGATCTTGGACCGTTTCCGCAAACACAGGTCCTGTGAGTGTTGTAAGTAATATTACTGCTAAGAATTTTATTTTCATATCCATGATTTCTATTTCTTTCCCATTAATTTTTCTTTCATAGCAGCTAGCTCTGCACTTTTTGCCTCGCGTTCGTCGTTTTTAGCAGTGAGTTTAGCAATTGCATCCCAGTCAGGTTCTACTTTTGGTCTCTGTGGTTCTGTTACAGAGTTGTTGATACTGGGAGCTGGCATATCTTCAAAAGATTCAATTCCGAGGTCAAGGCGTTTTCTCAGAGCAGCGATCCTAGCTCGTAAATTAGCTACAATTTGTTCTCTATCATCCATTTACTTTGATCGCCACTTTTATTCCTTAATATTGGTGGTCCCTATTGGATTCGAACCAATGGCCTGCCGCTTAGAAGGCGGCTGCTCTATCCACTGAGCTAAGGAACCTAAACCTGTTATTAATACTATACTAACACACTTTGTTCGTAATGTCAACAGTTATTTAGTATGTATCAATAATTCTTTGCATAAGCAAATACGGCAGGTAGGAAATAGAGATCCACACAGACCAAAAAATAAAATTCATTAGAAGAATATCTAGCATTTAGGTGTTCCTTTTTCTTATGTTAGATTAGTTAGAATGTTAACGTATTTTTTAACTAAATCAAAACTTTTTTCTTTAGCTTCAGCTTCCCACCATCGTTCTTTATAGACTGGTTTACTTTCTTGACATAAATTCTTGCTGAGATTTTGTAACATAAACTGTTTAACGTGAATCATTTCGTGCGCTATAGTGTCATAGATCTCAGTAACTGTTCTTCCTTCTTTAGATACCATAATAAGATAATCTTCCTTGGTGCCAACTTCATAGCAAAGCCCAAGAGCGCCATCTTTAAAAGGTTCATCCCAACCTTCTACAGTAATCAATTCTGGATAAACTCCAAGCTCGTCGCAGCAGAAAGTAATAAAGTTTTCTGTTAGAGTGGTGTCTAGCTCGGTGATTTCAATTTTCATTTATTTTTTAACTTCCAAGAGATCCATGCTTCTAAACAATAATCTACAGAGTCTCTGTAGAAGAAATTTATTAATCCTTTAAGATTAATCTTTCCGTCTCGCCAACGTTGATGCTGGCTAACTGCTACAATAAACAATATTTCATTAAGAGTCATTACATGATATCCTGTAAGTCTGTTTCAAATTGAGACTTAGGAGTTTCTTTAGCCCAGAACTTTAATTCTGCTTGAGCTGATTTTATTTCCTTAGCTAGTTCCTTTACCATTTCGTCTGTAAGACTCATAATGTTAATTCGTAAGAGTCTATCTACATCATTTTCTACCGCGGTTGTTTCAGCAAGTATCTGCTTACCAACATTTGCTTTCTTCTGATTCTTAAACACAATCTTTTCGTCAAGTACAGCTTGAATAAACTGCATCTTAATGTCTAGCCACCGTGATGATTCTGAGGCTTCTGCTTGACGAAGTTCTATCCGGCCCTGTAGTATACCAAGACGATAATCACAGAAGTCTTTAATGAGCTGACGTTCGTCAGTATATTCACGAAGCTTACCATCAAAATCGATTACAGTTAAGTTCTCGCTAAGTGGTTTACTTAGTTTAAACTTCTGTATGATCTTGTCGTCATTCCAGTTAGCTGATGTGTTTTGCTTGAGCTTGACTTCAAACGAGAAACCACTCTTATCGCAAAGATCATCATAAGAAACGATATCACCGTCTTCTTCCAGCTTGTCAAGGATCTTAATATAAGACTCACGATCAAACCCATAAGGTACTTCAGTAATTTCCATTACCGTTTTTGATTTCTTTACAAAGTTGCCAAAAACGTTGAAGCGTTCTTCTGCAGAATTATAAACAGTCTTACCTTTGAATTCAGGGAAAGACACTGGAAGCCTCTTGGCAATAGTACCACTCAACAAGTACTCACGAACAGCATCAGAGAGTGATTTTAAGCTTCGTGGAAGGATGTTTGTAGCAAAGCCTGTGGCAATACCTTTAGTACCATTAGCTAATACTAGAGGGATTACAGGGACATAGAACGATGGTGGTTCGTGCTCTGGATCATCATGCGCAGGGGCGAGGTCAATGTCGCGGATATACTTCTCAAAGTTTTCACTTAAGCGTGTATATACATAACGTGCAGCACCAGCTTCTTGAATTAGTCGAGTACCGAAAGAACCTCTACCCTCGACTAAACAGATGTTGTTGTTCCATGTTGCGGCCATAAGTTGACCTGCCCCTGCAGCAGATGCCTCTCCGTGATTGTACCCATAATCCGAAATGATACCAGCAACTGCGGATACTTTTTTGAAGTCCCGCTTTGAGTTAACAATGGACGAGTATAGGTAGAAACGTTGAACAGGCTTCAGTCCGTCTATCATATTAGGAATCGCTCTTGACTCCACAGTATACATAGCAAAAGACTTCCACTCGTTCGAGGCTACCATACTAATAGGGTAATCACCTTGAGAGGTAGTGTTCGTTTCTTCAGACATAAATTGATCCAAACTCATATTGGTTCCTTATTTAATATATTACTATATTATACCAGTTCTTATCAACTGTCAACAGTTATTTGAAGTATTTTTCAATAATTTGTTCGCGCATTTTGTTTCCTTTACTCTATTTTCTTTTCTTTAGCGATACGTTCGTCCTTAGTTAGTTTTTTACCCCAAGTAACGTTGCTAATACCTAGCTCACTTGGCATAGATTTCGTCTTACCTTTTTTAATTTCCCCGCCTTTGGCTAAAAATTCTGCTACTAGATCGCGGGTTTCTGTATCTTCTTCTTTTGATTTATGGGTACCCATCTTACTAATCCTTTATTACGCCATCATGTAGTCTTTGCGAAGTTGGCTTTCCTTGCCAAACATCATTTCGAATATCTTAGCATCATCAACAGTAACTGTGTCATACACAGGCTCGTTAATAATAGTGCTATACTCTTCTTCTTGAAGGCTTCCAAGCCCTTTAATGTAACGGTGCTTCCAACCGGTGTTATCAGTCTTGAATTTACCAGCTTCTTCGTAAGTGTAAAACCATTTAACTTCTTTAGCTTTAGTAGAAATCATAATAGGAGTACGCGTAATTTTAACTTTCTTTTCTAGCAGCAGTCGCGGCCAGAATTTATAAAAGAAAGCAATCAGCAAAGGACTAATATGACCGATACCATCGTGGTCAGCGTCGGTTAGTGTTGCAATAAATTTGTATGTCATATCGTCAACACTATTTGGATCATTAATATCTAATCCTAAAACAGCAACCAGTTCTGACAATTCTTTATTCTTCAATACGTCTGCCGGTTTCATGTCCCAAGTGTTCATGATTACACCTCGTAATGGGTAAGCACCTACCTTATTAGGATCACGTACCTTCAGGAGGAATCCCATAGCTGAATCACCTTCAACAATCTTAAGTGTAGCATCTGGCTTATTTGCAGAAATGTGCTTTGCAACTTTTACTTTACGTAAGCCTTTTTGCGCTAATGTAGCAGCGCGTTTATCAGCCGCGATTTTCTTAGCAAGTTGAGCTTCAACAATCGGATCAATAATAGATGGCATCGTCATAATCTTACGAGCAACACTAGCAGCGTCTTTAACACCAGATTCTATAGAGTGATCACGAACGTTAGTCATAGGATTTGTTAAACGTTCTTTAGTTTGAGAGTCGAACTTTGGATTTGTAAAGTTCCTTGCAAACATAACAAATGTAAGACCATTCTTAATAGTCGACTTGGCAACTTCGATTTTGTGCTTGCGCTTAATCATCGTTCCAAGTTCGTCTAGAACAGCATTTGTAAGATAGTCTACATAGGTACCACCTTGTCGTGTGTTAACACCATTTACAAAAGAGTTAGAACGGAAGCCATCTTCTGACGTAGCGTAGAAGAATGAAAGATTGTCAGTTTTATCGATGATAGCGTCACCATCTTCACCAACAAATAGTTTAGCATATTTTTTAAGATCGTTTACTTTGATACGCTTCTTATTAAAGGAGAAAGAAATTTCAGGGAAAGCCATTTGAAGACTAACCATACGATCTTCAACAAGAGCAATTGTATCAAAATCATCTAAGCTGTTAACTTCGAAAAGGCTGTAATCTGGTATAAAGGAAACTTCAGTTCCACTTCCTTCAATGTGTGTACCACTCTTTACATCTACATCAACGTGCTCGCCACCGTCTTTGCATTTAACAGTAATGAGTGTTTTGTTCTTCCACGTCTTACCTACGAACTTAGATGATAAAAAGTTTGTAGCAGCTGAACCAACACCGTTAGTACCGATAGTAACTCGGCTATCATCAAAACTTGTACCAGCATTTACTCGTGTCCAAGCAGCAACTGGCTGAAGAATCTTTTCTCCACTAGTTTCGTCAAAGACTTCTTCTTGAGGAATTCCGCGGCCATTGTCAGTAACAACAACTACACCATTTTTAACTGATACATCGATTCTGTTAGCGAATTTGAAGTTAGTGCGGATAGCTTCATCGATAGAGTTATCGAGAATTTCATCAACCATTTTAGATAAGGCGGGAACATACCTTGCGGTTTTCCATACACCCATAATAAAGCGCTCGATTTCTTCTTGAGAGCTAGAGCCCATATACATGCCGATGCGCTCACGAACGTGTTGGCGAGCTGTCAGAATTCTAAATTGTTCACTCAAAGCTTATTCTCCATAAGATTCATTATATTTACCATTCTATACCATAACTATAGTAATGTCAACCTATATTTTTCCGACCCAATGTGTACAATCATCGACAGGGTCTTGATTACCAGGCAACTGCGTGTCCATTTTGTTGGTATCCACATATTGTTTCTGTGCGTTATTTATAAATATACCATAGCTTTTATCAAATGTCAACAGGAAATTTCATATGATTACAAATTATTTATCACCAATATCATTTAAAGTCATTGTAGATAGGCTTCCGAGTGTTGAATTCTATACTCAAAGAGTAAATTTGCCTCAGTTGAGCATGGTGGCACCTCAACAGGCTTCTCCTATCCATAACATCTTTCAGACACCAGACCGCATAGATTATTCTGATCTCGATCTGTCCTTTATAGTAGATGAGAATATGACAAACTATGAAGAAATTTTGAGATGGATGGAAGGGATGGGAACTCCTCAATCTTCAAATCAACGAGCTGCCCTTGTATCCAGCAAACACGGAGAAAGATCTGATATTTCAATTATTATAGAAAGTAGTTCTAGAAATTCAAATCTTAATTTTACTTTTACTGAGTGCTTCCCAACTTCTTTGAGCGGTGTAGCCCTCGATGTTACTAACTCCGACATAATTTACCCTGAATGTACCGTTACCTTTAGATATACTAATATGGTGTTTGAAAAAATTAGTTGACATTCGCTTCAATATGTGATAGAATAAGAATGTAAACACCTGCAAACTAAAAAGGTTATATTATGAGCGTTGAAGATATAAGCGACATCTGGGCTAAAGATGCCACAATCGATGACACAAACTTAGCGCAAGCTGCTAAAAGAATTCCAGAATTACATAACAAATATTACACTATGTATTATAAGGAAGCTTTAAAAGTAAAGAAGCTTCGCTATGACTATAAAGAACTTGAGCTTGCTAAACGTGAGTGGCTCGACGGTTCAATGGCTGAAGAAGATCTTAAAGATCACGGATGGAAGCCAAATCCTAAAAAAATCATTCGTCAAGACCTTGATAAATGGATTCAAGCAGATAAAGATATTATTCGCTTAAGTCTTAGAATCGATTATCATTCAGCTAACGCAGATTATCTTGAAGATATCATCAAAACAATACACTCAAGAAACTTTATTATAAAGTCTATGATTGATGTACTCAAATTCCAGCACGGAGAATACTAGGCATCGAAAACGACTATGCTACTCTATATAAATAGTAGTATAGATTATAATGAATAAGGTGCCTTAGTTATGTCAGATGTGATTAATGTTGAAGTAAAGAATGCTGTACATTTAATTGTACGATCAGATCCTGGTGTTGCTATGGAGCTGAGTGAATACTTTAGTTTCAAACCTTCAGGATATCAGTTTTCTCCGGCTTACAAGAATCGTATGTGGGATGGAGTAATTCGTTTATTCCAACCTATGAGACCTGTTCTATATGTTGGCTTGTTCCATCGCCTTAAAAAATTCTGTGAAGATCGCGATTATGAGTTAAGAGCTCCTGATCACATGATGAATGGTGAACCTACACCAGATGATTACGGTTATCAATTAGCTAAAGAAGTTAATTGTCCTTTCGAACCACGCGATTATCAAAATCAATATGTCGTAGATGCTATTAGAGACAGCCGTTCTTTATCTCTATCTCCAACATCCTCAGGTAAATCGTTAATCATTTATTTGATTCAGCAACATTACTTTCGAGCTTTTGAACATCGTACTCTTATTATTGTACCTACTATTTCATTAGTACATCAGATGGCTGGTGACTTTGCAGACTATGGGTGTGATCCATCATTGATCTATAAGATTCAAGGTGGTGTTGATAAAAACACAAATCATCCTATCGTTATCTCAACTTGGCAGTCACTGATGAAAGTCAGCAAAGATTGGTTCAGCCAATTTAAAGTTGTGCTTGGTGATGAAGCTCATTTATTCCAAGCTAAATCACTTCAGAAGATTATGGAAGGTCTTGATGAATGTTACTATAGACACGGTTTCACTGGTACTTTGAAATCAGAAGAAAGTAAAACACACCGTCTTGTTCTAGAGGGTTGCTTTGGTTCTGTGCGTAAGCACGTTACTACTAAAGATCTTATGGATGCTGGAACTGTTGCAGACTTTAATATTAAAGCAATTGTCCTATCACATAGCAAAGAAAATCGTAAGATATTCCACACCGAATTCAAAAAAATCAAAGAAGCTCAAAAGCGCTATCCTGCTGAACGTGAATATCTTGTAAATAGTCAAAAAAGAAATATGTTTATTAGAAACTTGTTATGGTCTTTAGAAGGTCAGAATAATTTGGTCTTATTTGATCTTGTTGAAAAGCATGGTAAGATTCTTGAGCCAATGCTTAAGAAAGAAGGCCGTGAATTGCACTTTATCTATGGTGGAGTAAGCGGTGACGAGCGCGAACGTATTAGACATTTAGTTGAAAATGATCCTATCAAACAACATGATATTCTTGCTTCTTTTGGTACGTTCTCAACTGGTGTAAATCTTAAACGTTTGGATAATGTTATCTTTGCTTCTGGTTCTAAATCTGAAGTAAAAGTTCTTCAGTCTATTGGTAGAACATTGCGTAAAGGTAACGGGTCAGACAAAGCAACACTGTATGATATTGCCGATGATCTATCGCATGGCTCGTTCGAAAATTACACTCTCCAGCATTTCAAGAAACGTATTGAGATCTATGGTACAGAGCAATTTCAGTTTAAGGTATACACAGTTGATATTTAAATTTCCGCTGCGCGGAGTGACTAGTCACGATACTGAGATCTGGTATAACAGATTAAAGGCAACGATCTTTTCCATTAGTGTGAAAAGAGAAGGAATCGAGCAAGAAAGGAATAGATCGTTGCCATTTTTGCTAGTCATGATACTGGGATCTAGTATAACAGATTAGTTGTTTCTTAGTATTGTTTAAAGGACATAATCCTATTATACACGGTTTCCAGAAGTTGTCAACAGTTATTTTCACAAAAATTAAAATAATTTTATAAACAAACTGGTTGACAGTGGCGTGTAATTGTGTTATTATAATAATAAATCAAACTAAGGAGGTTATTTTTCAATGGTAAAAAGACGTGCCACACGAAATTACGTAAACAATCCAGACCTGCTAGCAGCCCTAATCGAGTATAAGAGACTATCTCGTGAAGCAGAAGATGCAGGCGATGACAGACCAAGAGTCCCAGATTATATTGGCACTTGCATCTATCAGATTGCTACGCGATTAGCAACCAAACCAAACTTTTCAGGTTACTCTTATAAAGAAGATATGATATCAGACGGTATTGAGAATTGTCTCCTTTATATTATGAACTTTAACGAAGAGAAATCTCAGAATCCTTTTGCATACTTTACACAAATTATATGGTACGCGTTCTTACGTAGGATTGCTAAAGAAAAGAAGCAAATGTACATTCGTTTTAAATCTTCTCAGCATATGATTGCTACTGGTGGTACATACACTGGCGATGGTCAAGATATACATTTGAATACTGCTGCAGATTATATGAACGATTTTGTAAGAGATTTTGAAGATAAACTTGCTAAAGACAAAGCTAAGAAAAAAGAAACTGAAGCTCTTAAAAAGGCAGAAGCTGATGAAGCTGATGGAGACGACACTTGAAAATAGCGATTGTAACTGATATGCATATTGGCGTTCGCGGTGATTCTAAGATATTTCTAGATCACCAAGAACGTTTCTTTTCTGAAGTATTCTTTCCATACATTGATGAACATGATATTAAAATTATTTTTGATCTTGGTGACACATTTGATCGTCGTAAGTTTATTAACTATGTTTCTCTTGAGCGTGGTAAGAAGTTCTTCTTTGATCAAATCGCGTCTAGAGGAATTGAGTACCATGCTCTAGTTGGTAATCATACTACATATTATACAAATACTAATGAAGTAAACTCTATGGATTTACTTTTGCGAGAATATTCTAACTTTAATATTTACGAAAATGAGTGTAAAGAACTTCAGCTTGGGTCTACTAAGTTTCTGATGGTTCCTTGGATTAATAATAGTAACTATAAAGATATGTTAGAAAAAATCCACGAATCAGATGCACAGCTGTGTATGGGTCACTTCTCTATTCAGGGATTTGAAATGGATAAAGGCCACCTTTGCGATCATGGTCTAACACGAGATGTCTTCACTAACTTCGAAGCAGTATATTCAGGCCATTTTCATCATCCTTCTACATATAACAATATTTCATACCTTGGATCTCCTTATGAGATGACATGGTCTGATTATCAAGGTAAGCGTGGCTTCCGTGTTCTAGATACAGAAACTCGCGAGCTAGAATGGATTCTGAATCCTAACATAATCTTTTATAAAATCGAATATGATGATGCTGATATGACTATTGACGATATTGCTAATTTAGACGTAAGCAATCTTAAAGATACTTTTATAAAAGTTATTGTTAAGAATAGAACAAACCCTTACATCTACGATCTGTTTTTGAATAAACTAACTGATGCCGGCGCAGCAGATGTTAAGTCTATAGAAGATTCTCTTAGCTTAGAATCTGAAGGACTTGACGAAATGTTAGATGAAACTAAAGATACTAAAGACATCTTGCACGACTACATCAACGCGCTAGAAACAAAAGTTGACAAAATTCAAATTAAACGATTAATTGATGAACTGTATATTGAGGCACAGAATATATAATGAAAATCCATTTTAAGAAAATTCGATACAAGAATGTATTATCATCTGGTAATGTTTTTACTGAAATACTTTTTGACAAAAGCAAGACTACTCTGATCAGTGGTTCTAATGGAAGCGGCAAGTCAACCTTGTTAGATGCTATTACGTTTGCATTATACGGCAAAGCTTTCCGCAAAATCAATAAGCCACAGCTTATAAACTCTATTAACCAAAAAGAGCTTGAAGTAGAAATTGATTTTAACATTGGTACAAAACAATATCGAATTAGACGCGGGCTAAGACCAAACTACTTTGAAATTAGCTTAAACGGTGTTTTAGTAAACCAAGATGCGGCAGTACGTGATTATCAAACTTATCTTGAGATGAACATTCTTAAACTAAACTATAAATCGTTTACACAGATTGTAATTCTTGGTAGTGCTACATATGTACCATTTATGGAACTTCCTGCGCATGGTCGTCGTGAAATCATCGAGGATCTTCTTGATATTCAAGTCTTTAGTACTATGAACACTTTGTTGAAAGATAAAATTAGTTCTAATAAAGAAAGTATTAACGAGAATTCTTATCAGAAAGATTTGATTGAAACTCGTATAGACTCTGCTAAAGAGCATAACGATTCTATTCGTAAGATTCGTGAAGATGAAGCTGAGAAGATTCGTGAAAAGATGTCTGCTCACATTAAAGATATCGAATCAGCAAAAGCTATTATGGATATTCAGAATGATATTCTTGAAATATGTTTAGACGATATTAAAGATAAAGCTGACATGAAAGCCAAGTCGGAAAAAGCTAAATCGCTGCGCCGTGATATCGAAAGCCAAGTGCGTTCACACGAAAAAGAGTTATCATTCTATAAAGATCATGATGATTGTCCTACGTGTAAACAAGGTATTGAGCATGATTTCAAAGTTGGTATTATTACTGAGAAAGATAAGAAAGTAACTGAACTGTGTACTGGTCTTGAGAAATTAGCTCTAAAAGCTAAGGAATATGACGATCGTCTTGAGTCTATTTCTAGTATTGAAGATCAAATGAGAACTATTAATCTTACTATCGGTGATCAACGTGCAACAATCAAAGTTGCTAAGAATGCTCTAATGTCTTATAAGAACGAGTTGACCGCGGCAGAAGAAGAAGTCGAAGCAGTTGATATGAGTAAGCTTGATGATTACCACAATACTCTACAAGACATTGAATCTCGACAAACAGAACTGTTCAATGAAAAAGAAGTTATCAGTGTTACTGGCGCAATGCTTAAAGATGGTGGCATCAAAGCTAGAATCATTAAACAATACGTTCCAGTAATGAATAAACTGATTAACAAGTATTTGCAAGCTTTTGACTTGTTTGTTGATTTTCAGCTTGACGAAAACTTTAACGAAATAATCAAATCTCGTTTCCGTGATACTTTTTCCTATGCTTCATTCTCTGAAGGCGAAAAGCTTCGTATCACACTCGCTATTATGTTAGCATGGCGGTCAGTAGCAAAACTTCGTAATTCTGTATCAACTAACTTACTTATTCTAGACGAGACTCTAGATGGGGCGTTAGATGGTGTAGGTATTGAAATGTTGATTGAAACACTTCACAATTTAAATTCAGATGATAATATCTTTGTTATCTCCCACCGTGGACATCAGTTTGGTGATAAATTCATGTCTCATATTAAATTCGATAAAGTAAAGAACTTCAGTGAAATAACGACATAGAGGATATTATGAGAAAACTGATTAATTTAGATTTAGATAATTGGAAAAGATATATTCTTAAGGATGATCCTGTCCGGCCTCATTTAGATATGGACTGGCGACTTGAAGATGGCCGCCAAGCTTATGCGCTTGAAGACGAGGACGGTAAAATGGCATCTGTAGTATGCGTAGCATTTACTAATGGTATTGCTATAACAGAAGAAGGGTTGGAAAACACTACTAATCCAGATACTGTTATGTTCTACACAGTTTGGAGCTACAGCAAAAACGCTGGTCGCGATATTATTTTTGCAGCTGCCGGCGCGATCAAGCGTGACTATCCGCACATTAAGAGATTCGTTACCTTAAGCCCTCTTACAGACGCTGCAGAAAGATTTCATCTTCGTAACGGTGCAGCGTTTTTAGCAAAAGGTGATCTTTGTCAAAACTTTGAATACACCCAAATTTAAGGAGCAATTATGCAACATTCTGTAGAAGATCTTATTAAAAGAATTAATGTAATGCACGACATGGCTTGCAACCTGCATAGAGTTAGAAATGCTAAGCCAGACTATGATAAAATATACTGTAACAATCTGCTAGATGATATACGAGGTATGGCTTACCTTATTGCAAAAGATAAAGAAGATGACATAATTATGTCTGAGATTGACTCACGAAAATAACTGTTGACATTTGCCCGATATAATGTTATTATAGTTCTATATTATGAATAAGGATCAATATGTCTAGTTTTTACACATCAGTTGAGCGCTTTGCTAACAACATTCTATGGCGCGGCTATGAAAATGGTAAGCGATTTGAACGTAAAGTAAAGTTCTCTCCTACTCTTTTTATTAGTGGCAAAAAAGATGTTGCGTCAAATTACACATCTTTAGCTAATGGGCGCCCGCTATCTCCAATCAAAATGGATACGATGCGAGAAGCTAAAGACTGGATTGAGCAATACAAAGATGTTCATGGCATGCAAATTGCCGGTAGCACAAATTACATTGCGCAGTTCATTCAAGAAAAATATCCGTCTGATATTAAATTCGATACTTCTTTAATTAATATCGCATCATTTGATATCGAGGTTGATATTAGCGATGGTTATCCAGACATGAATACTGCTGATAAAGAAATTACCTCTATCGCTTATAAGTCTTCAAAATCTAATGATTACCACCTGCTTGGTCGTAAAGATTACGACAAGTCTAAGACTCTGCTTGATATTGATCCAGATAACATTCACTTCATGAAGTTTGATACTGAAGAAGCACTACTACGTCGTTTTAAACAACTATGGATGAATGATTATCCGGATATTGTTACTGGTTGGAACGTAGCTTACTTTGATATTCAATACATTATTACTCGTATGACTAGTTTGTTTGGCGAAGAGTGGGTAAGAGATCTATCTCCTTGGCGTGGTCTGCGCCAAACTGGCCGCGAATTCTTTGGCAAAATGCAACAAACCTACGAAATCTCTGGCATCGCTGTTATTGACTACATGGATGTTTTCAAAAAGTTTGGTTATAAGTACGGTCCACAAGAATCGTGGAAGCTCGATCACATTGCTAACGTAGTACTTGGCGAAGCAAAGCTCGATTACTCTGAGTACGGTACTCTTACTGAATTGTATGAACAAAATCCACAATTGTATCTTGACTATAACCTTAAAGATACGTGGCTTATTCAACGCTTTGAAGACGAAACCGCTCTGCTTTCTTTAGTTATGACTGTTGCTTATGGTGGTGGTGTAAACTTCAATGATGCTTTCGGTACAGTTGGTATTTGGGAAACAACTCTTTATCGTAGACTTCTTAAAGAAGGTCGTGTCCCGCCAATTAAAAGTGGTCCTGGCCAACGAGCTGGCGATCTTGTTGGTGGATATGTTAAGGATCCAAAAGTTGGCATGCATCCTTGGGTTGTATCATTCGATTTGAACTCTCTATACCCACACTTAATGTTGCAATATAACATGTCACCAGAAACTTACATTGAAGACCGCCGTGAATATGTTTCTCAAGATATGGTGTTACTTAATAAGTACCAGAATAATGATAAATCTGTATCTGTTGCAGCTAATGGTGCATGTTTTACAAACGAATTTAAAGGTGTAATTCCTTCAATCATTGATGAATATTACGGCAATCGTAGCGTAATCAAACAGAACATGCTTAAAGTCGAGCAAGCTCTTGAAAATGCTAAAGACCCTGTAGAAAAAGCAAACCTTAAACGTGAAGCAAATAGTCTACACAACCAGCAAATGGCCATCAAAATTGCTATGAACTCGTTGTACGGCGCAACAGCTAATATTTACTTCTTGTACTATATTAACGATATGGCAGAAGCGATTACAACATCTGGTCAGCTATCTATCCGTTGGGCAGAGAAATCGGTAAACGTTTATCTAAACAAATTGCTTAAAACAGATAATAAAGACTACATCATCTATATTGATACCGATTCAATTTACGTTGATATGTCAGCAGTGATTAAAGCTTCTTTCGGTAATGCAGACGTTACTCGTACGCAAGGCGAAGAGTTCCTTGATAAAGTATGCAAGATGAAAATCGAGGAAGTACTTGAGAATGGATATATCGATCTTGCATCTAAGATGGGTGCATATCGCCAAGCTATGGTAATGAAGCGCGAAAAGATTACTGATAAAACAGTCTTCATTGCTAAGAAGCGTTACATTATGAATACACTCAACTCTGAAGGTGTTCACTATGATAAGCCTAAGATATCAGTAACAGGTCTTGAGTCAGTTCGGTCATCTACTCCAGAAGTTTGCCGCGACAAGTTAAGAGGCTCATTCGATGTTATTATGAATGGTGATGAGTTGGCAGTACAGAGGTTTATTGAAGAGTTCCGTCAAGAGTTCTACAAGCTTCCTCCTGAAGCTATCGCTCGTAACTCTGGTACTGATAACATTGACAAGTACCGTGATCGCGGCAATCTATATAAGAAAGGTTGCCCAATGCATGTTCGCGGTGCTATTCTTTATAATTACTACTTACAAGAAAATGGACTAGATAAAAAGTTCACATCAATCTCCGGCGGTGACAAAATTAAATTCTTGCATCTTAGGCAGCCTAATCCTATTAAAGAAAACATCATCTCGTTTCCAGGTGTTCTTCCAAAAGAATTTGGCTTACATGGATACATTGACCACGAAACTCAGTTCGAAAAAGTATTTCTAAGTCCGCTTCAATCTATTCTCGAGGCCGTAGGTTGGTCAGCAGAAAAAATTGATACACTTGACGCTTTCTTCGTATAAGGATAAAAATATGGAACAAGAAGATTACACAAGCAGAATCGCTTCTTTAGAAGAGCTTCATAAGTACCAGCACGCTATTGTTGCTGCCTTAGAAGCTGAAAAGGCACCAGCTGAGTACATTAACAAGGCTAAACAAGCTAAGTTAGTACTTAAAGATAAAATTCAATATCTTAAAAATAAAGTTGACAACACGTGACATATGTGTTATTATAAATCATGAACAAAAAAGAGGTACAAAAATGAGCGATTGGGCAAGTGACATTGCATGTATGCACGACAAATTTGGTGT